ACAAATCACTAAAACATCACACAATGAAAAAGAATTTTAACAACCAAAACTTTGAATGGCTATTTGATGACATTACATCTACAATGCCTAAAATTATCTTTGTTGGCATTATTTTAACCTATGCCATTACCGCTGCACTAAATGTGTATTTCCTTCCCCTTCCTTTACTCCTTTCAATCCCTGCCTCTCTTATGTTGCAGTTTGGCAGATTTGCCATTGTGTTTATTGATTTTCTTAATCCATCTACTAAACGATCAAAGTATCCTCCGAAGGTTGCAGCAATAGCCACAGTAGTTGCATTGTTAGAATTATTTTTCTCTATTCAAGGTCAGGCAACTGGTGCAGAGTTCTATGCCATGTTCTTTTTTATAGGTACTATTATCTGCTTTGGATATGTGTTAGAAATACAATTCATTGAGAAGGGCATAGAAGCCTATGGTATTGGCATGAAAGCACCAAGGAAGCGCAATGTACAAAGTAAAGGTAAAGAGCCCGTACAGATGAATACAACGGTGCGCAGCGTACAGTTATCATTGGCAATTATGTTAGTGCTGGGAGTAACTACTGTAAATGCACAGAATAATCACTTTCTTGCCTATAATACTGTTGGCTTTGAAAAGATAGGTAACAAATTGTTGGAAAGGAGTTATTATAGTGTAGCAGATGGTAGCTATACTGTTGATACTATTACTTATGATATGCTATCTGGCATAGATTTGTGGGATGGTTATAGCAATACAACAACAGATAACTGCTTGTTTATGACATTTGGTACATTAAATTTAGAGTATTATCCTTTTTTTGAATTATGGAAGCATGGTAAAAAATACTATGACTATCATGATTTATTGAAATTTGTAAGTAAGTATGTTAAACGTAACTTTCTAAATAAAAAAATAAATTATGATGAAATTCGTAGGCATAGATCCAGCCATGCGGCTAAACGGCTTGGCAGTATGCGTGATTGATGATAAAAAGGTATATTTTGGTAGGTACAAGAATCTGGCTGCATGGATAATGGATAGCCTAACATGGGAGAGAGATTGTGCAATAGTTGTAGAAGATTCTTCCCTCCAAAATATTACCTTTCGTAAACACGCAAATGTAAAAGCCAGTAACAAGATTAGCCGAAACGTCGGCATGAATCAAGGTGCATCCAAAACAATCATTGACTTATTAGAATTGAATGGTCATAAAGTAAAAGGTATTTCACCGCAGCACAAAGGCAGCAAATGGACTATTGATTATTGTATGTCTGTTATTAAGGCAATGAAGTTAGAGGTGCATGGAAATAAAAAACTTTCACAAGACGAAATAGACGCTTTTCAAATAGCGTTAATTTCTAAAACTTATTACGAAAATGATGCAAGAGTTGGTTATAAAAAAGAAGCTCCACCGGTTGAACCTGGCATACATGGAGGAGACAATGAGAAGGAAGATTAATTATTTTTACGTTGACTACTTAGCCACCAGGATAAGGCAAGAAGAAACTAAACTAACACTTTTAAAAATAGGAAGTCATGCAGATAACTAAATTATTAAACGACAAAGAAATAAAACATGGTTTATTATTAATAGATAAATATCCAAAACCTATCAATAAAAATAATGTTGTAAACACAAATAGTGCTTTGCTGCAATTTTACTCCGGCAATGATGGAGCAGGTAGGAAGTTTTATCAGTATATGAATCCAGAAAGATTACAAGCTATTTTATTTATGATAGTAAATAATAGTTCAGAAAAAGACGATGTCAAAGCTAAAGCAGCTACGATGTTTAAGAAACTCTTCAAAAGTTGAGTGGTGTTTACTTAGTGTGTGTTGTAGCCGCAGGTGTTTTTCCTGCGGCTTTTTTGTTACCACTCCACACCTTGCTTTATAGCATATTCAAGAATGCCTTTAGCGTGAGCTTTTGCCACTGCCTCCTGCCATTCTCTGTCAATCATTAATACTGCATCGTTGTAATTTGTAAAGAAGCCATTTTCTGTCAACACCGCTGGCACTGTGGTAGCCGTTAACATCTGAAATCTTGCTTCTCTGTCAAGGTCACCATCACTGTAATCATGCCGATGCACCCAGCCAGGAGTAGCATCTTTTACTTCTTCTCCTATCATGGTTGCAAGGAGATCAGACTTTGTATCACCTGGCGATGTAAACACCTCCCATCCTCTGGCAGATGTTGAAGCTGCTGCATTGCCGTGAATGGAAACAAGCACAGTTGCCTTGCCCAAAGAAGCATAGCTATTTACGAGCTGACATCGTTTGTTCAAAGATGTATCGTTTATAGGCTCATAGACTTGTTTCACCTGGAAGCCATAGTCAAGAAGAAACTGTTCAAGGAAGTTGGCAAGGGAGCGATTGAACACTCCCTCAAAGAACCAGCCATAGGAATGGAATTTACCGTGATTATGTTGGAAACATTTGGAAGGATAGGTGACATACTTATCTGGCCCTATTCCTTTGTTAAGACCTCCATGCCCAGCATCTACACATACTACAAAATCATTTGGTTTCATTCGGCAAATTGAAAATTGTACAATAATTGTTTATTAACATCAATCGTGTATTTCATCCAAATACCAGCACCTGCTTTAGGAGACAATCCTTTCTCAACGGCATAACCATTAAAATCAATAGGTGCATTTTGGTAGGTGCCTGTTTTAATATGCCATTGCTGATCTACACTTTCACCGTATCGAGAAATGCGATTCCTTGTCACAGGAACAATCCATCTATCATGCGTATGTCCGGAGATTACAATGTTTGCATCTGGCAGATACACAGCTTTTCTATTTGTTTGAATGACATCTTTTGTTACGACTCCCCCGCCTCCGTAACCGTGGTGATATGCCATAATTAAAGGCACTTTAGAACCTTCATCAAGGTAGGCATACATTCTACAATAAATATATCCAGAATAATTGCCCTGTGTCATTTCTAACTTTTCGCAAATCTTATCAACTATGCCATACTCAATGCGCTTTTCAACACTTGTCTCATGGTTGCCAGGTGAATAGAAAGCTAAGATAGATTTGTATGGCATTAGAAATTCGACAACATCTTTAATTACTTCGTCAATGTACCTGGCAGAGTTGTATTTAGGATTTAAATCTGCTTTGTTGCTACGAGGATCATATTTACCTTGCATCAAGTCAAGCAAATCACCAAAGATAAACACCGGAGCATTCCTTTCCATTGCAAGGTCAAGGTGTTGCTTTAGCTTCACTCTGTCGCAATGCACACTGTCAAGGTGAACATCGGAAATCAGTAAAAAATACCTATCTTTTTTGTAGACTTGATAGTCCATAAATTGATAAGTATTTGGAAATATTTTTTGTAACATAGTTTTTTTATTTTAAAGGGCGATGTAAATCAATACACCGCCCTCGGCTGCCTAAGGTAGCGATTCCTGCTGCGCCTATAACTTGAAGCCGATAAGGGCAAAGGCTGCCGATATCAATCCTAACTTTGCTGGTAACTTTACTTCTATCTCCTTCCCAGCACATTCACGACTTGTCTCTTTTACCTTGTCCCAAATAATTTGAGCAAGTTGGATGTATTCACGCCAAGTAAATTTAATTTTGTTGTTTTCTAAATGAACATTGATTTCACTTGCAAGTTCTGCAAAGTTCATTGAGTAACAAGCTACGTCGCCCATAGGTGACTTTATTGAGTCTGCATTTTTAAGGGCATCTTTTAAATTAGTCTGCATATTATTTGTTTTTACTTTTTAAAAAATCTAAGAATAATTGTACCAATATTTGTTCCAGTTATGGATTTAATATTTTCGGAAATACTAAACAATTCCGTTACTGCAATGATGAAACTGACAGAATAGGTTATCTGCGATGGAAGTTGGAAAGTAATACTTGCCCCGTGAAAAATCATAATACCGCAGAAATAGGTCACCACCTTTTGAGATGTGCGATAAAGCCCTTTGCTTGTTATAGGCTCTCCCCTTTTCCTTGCCGCCATGATTCCCGTGACTGTGTCGGCAAAAACTACAAAGATTGTAAAAATCAAAAAATGTTTGATGGGTAGAAAAAACGAGAATAGCACTCCGCAGCAAATGGCATACGTTATTTTCTCCCATCCAAGATGCAAAAGGTTGATTAAGGTTGCTTTCATTATTCAAGTTTTATTAGCCTAACATCACCGTCCACGGTTGCAAATTTGCCATCAGCATATTTGTACAAGTCGTATTTAACACCGTTAAAGGTAAAGGATATTTGATTGGTAAATGTGGCTAAAAGCAAGTTGGTTGAAATCGTGTACACTTTTCCGTTGTCAGGATTGAAAATTAAACGCTTGTTGTTGTTTAACTCAATTACTCCATCAATAATTTCACCGTTAAAATTTAACCTCCAGTCTCCCAAAAACTTTGCCGTATCCCTTTGAGCCGTTGTAAAATAGACAGGCTTTCCACTAATTTGAACGTGCAAATCATTTTCTAATTTTATTTGTCTTTCAACTTTGCCCCTTAAAATATATCCTCTTGCAATTTCTGCTATTTTATCCGAAAATCTATTTGCTTCATAAGTTATAAAATTAATTGCATTAATACTATCGCCTAAATTTTGCACATTTTCAATTACGCTATTATCAGAATATTTTGTTTGCGAAACTTGATAATAGATATTTTCAATTTTTCTGATAAAAATAGTATCAGAAACAACTTGTTGACCAAAGGAAAACAAGGGAAAAAATAATAATAAGTATTTCATTTTATTTATTTTCAAGGTTTAAAATTCTTTGTTTTAAGTCATCTATTGTTGCTTGTTGTTCCTTTAATGCTTTAACCATTATAGGAATCAAAACACCGTAGGATGCTTCTAATTTATCGCGATTTACATCTGATACAAGATTAGGAATATTTATTTGAGAATCAATTTGCGCTTGTTGTAATTCTTGGGCAATAAATCCTATTTCACTAATTCCAATTTTACCTCCATCCCTCATATCCCAATCAAAAGATACAGGATTTAATTTTTTGATAAAATCAATGCCATAATTTAAAGGCATAATATTTGTTTTGTCTCTAATGTCTGATAAAGCGGTTATAGTTGTTACTTGAGCTCGAATAGTTGCAATAGAACTATTTCCTAATGTTATAACATTTGAGGCAGTTGCACTTGCACCAACGGCTTCATTCCCGATAAATGTATTATTTGAACCAGTTGTATTACTATTTGTTAATTGTCCAGCTGCTTGATTACCAATAGCAGTATTTGAACCACCATTTGTATTTTCATATAATGCTATATATCCTATGGCTACATTTGATGAACCAGACAAATTACTACCTAAAGTTGCATATCCAATAGCTACGTTAAGAGAACCAGCTGTGTCTAAATAATTGGCAAATGACCCCATTCCAAAATTTCTCTGCCCAGTTTTCATGCCCTGCAAAGCTCTTTGACCTATTGCTGTATTTCTAATACCCGTTGTTGTTGAATTTAAACTTAAATCTCCAATAGCCACACTTTCATTATTATCTGCTAAACCTCTATGTATTTTAACATTTGATGCAGCAATCAATGGACTTGTAAATGTTTTTGTACCTCCTATACTACTTTGGGTAGTTGACAAATCCACAAAATTTTGTGTAGCACTATTAGTTCCCCCATTTGCAATAGGTAATACTCCACTAAATCTACCTGCCCTCCAATAATTTGTAAGCATCGAAGCCGTGTCGCTCGGCAAAAGGTTTAAACGCAACCATGCGTTACTTGTAGCCTTTTTATAATGCCATATTATATTGGTAGTGGTATCAAGAACCATGTATGCCATTGTATCAATGGAAGGCTTTCGTACCGTATCAGTTGCAGCCACGCCCCGCCAAATAAGTCCATCGGCACTTGTCTGTTCACCAAGCGTTATCTTTTGATTGCCATTGCTCGGGTACTGTGCCCATGCAAGGCAAGGTAAAAGGAAGAGGAAAAGGAGTTGTTTCATGTTTATGTTTTTAGTTTAATTAATTGGTACTTCTTTGCATTATTATCCAATTTGTACCATCACTAACAAGTGTTACAGCTTTGTTATTTGTTGGATTTAAAATTGCTGTAACAGGGCTTCCAGTAGGAGCTGATGTAAAAGGTATAATATTTGATGAAGCTGATTGTAAATTTCCCGTACCTGTTTGTCTTAGGTGTAATTCCTTGCCAGGATAAGTTGCAGCATTCGGAAGGGTTAATGTTGTTAAAACACTTGTATTTATATCCTGCCATGTAGTATTTACACTTACTGTAAATGATGAACTTGTAGAATATGCGTAATTACGTTCTAACCAATTAGTTTTTACTCTACCTCCAAATGTACCTGTTGAACCAACATTTAAAGTGCCAGTAGATATATCTACATTACCTGTAAATGTTTTATTACCAGCAAAACTTTGAGTAGTTGTGTTTACTACTCCAGATGCTGCAGCACCTGCATCTGTAATAGTAATATTAGGTGTAGCACCTCCAGATGATGATAATGGTGATGAAGCTGTAACACTTGTAACACCACCTCCCGTTGCACTTAATGTGCCGCTTGATAAAGATAATCCTGTACCTATTGTAACTGTTGCAAATCTATCTGTGGAAGATAAACCTGCAAGCCTTGTAGCTGTGTAGGTGTAGTCTTTAAATACTGCTCTTGCGTTAAATTGCGTTATACCTTCAAATACTTTATCTCCGCTAAATTGTTGTGTACCAGAAGAAGTAACTATTCCAGCCGTTCCAAATGCTGCATCTGCAACACTTATAACCGGTGTAGTTGTACCTGTGGCTACAGATATTGCTCCTGTTCCACTTACACTTGTTACTGTACCATTACCTTTATTATTGAATGTTGTCCAATCAGTAGAAGTTAAATAGCCATTTCTACCACTTGTTGCACTTAACAATTCAATTGTAGGTGTAGTAGTTGTATTTGTAATTGACAATGGATTACCAGCCGTGCCAGATGCTGTAACACTTGTCACAGTGCCTGCTCCTATGTCACTTCTAAAATTAGCCGCACTCCTTGCATCAACTGTATTGTCAGCGTTAAAGCGAGGGAAGGTAATGGCAGATGGATTGGTTAAAGTAAACATTGATTGTCCTATGGTTGTGCCTCCTAAACTTGTCCTTCCTGTCGCTGCTACAAGTCCTGTGCTGCCTCCATCCCATTTTAATCTATCTGTAAATGCTGTGTTCCAATTACTACTATTATTTGTTATACTTGTTGTCCATGTTGTGCCTGTGCTTAAAGCTATGCCTGCCTCTGGATAAACTGGATTGCCTTGCGCAGAGGAAACCGAGCCAATGCCAGAGACTGTAACTAAGGTGTAATTTTCACCAAGTTTAAAAGATGATGCTGCAACTACAACCTTGTTTGTGTCAATGATGCTGAATTGGTCATTTAATAACAACTGCCCATTGCGGAAGAGGAGAATAAACTGTCGGAGTTGAATAGGAAATTTACTTGTCACTGTCCAGGTTAATGTGTCTGTTGTGGCAGGTGCATATTCTTGTTTAAGAATTTTTATTGTATCGCCTCCTATTTCAACTGCTACAATGCTATCTCTTACAAAGTCGTACACTGTGGAAGTATCTACTGTTAATGTGCCAGTAGTTGTTATTGGCCCACCAAGTAAGCCATAGCCACTACCTACACTGGTAACTGTGCCTGTGCCTCCTCCACTATATTGTGGTATATTTAATGTAGCATCTGTTAAGGTAGCAGCTCCGCTTGTGCCTGTGGTAGTAAGTGTGATATTGTTTTGCTTTGTTGCAAACCTTGTAGTAAGGTTTAATAAAGTTGTGTCTGTTAACTCCATTAATACGGTAAGGTCTGCGGAGACTGTGCCTGTGGTAGTAATTGGATTAGGCGAAACAGTTATGCCAGTGCCACCAGAGATGCTTGTTAAACTGCCAGATCCACTACCACCGCCTCCACCACCACGAGGAAAGATTACTGTGTAATTTTCACCTGTTTTAAATGATGCTGCCGCAATAACTACTGTTGTTTTAGTTGGTACTGTGTATTGATTTGGTAATAAGATTTGACCATTTCTATACACTTGTAAAGATGTAGTATCATTTACAACTAATGTATCGCTTTGTGTCCAAGTCAAAGTTGAGGATGATACATTCCTAAATTCTTGCCTTGCATAAAATCTGCCTGTTGTATCTGCATAGGCTTTAGTGGCATAGTTAGCAAGCATTGAAGCCGTGTCGCTTACCAAAAGTGCTGCCGTTGTATCTCTCCATAATCCATCACTACTTTTATAATACAAAGAAGCCCTGTCAACTGGTGATGTAATTTGGACATCGTGAAGCTCATCCAATTCCTGTCCATTCCTTATTTTTACAAATACT